GGATCTAAAATTTCCGGACGCCGAGCTGGCCGCACTCGGCTACCGCAGCTGTTCCCGCGCTTGATATTCACCAGGCCAAAAGCTAGATAAACCCGAAATTGGCTGGGATTTGCTGGGACAAACTGGGACGGGTTTGAAAGAAAGTTGCGAGGACGGTAATTTCAGCCGGAAGCTGCAGCGGCCTCCGCAAGGGCCCTGCTTACTCGCTCACCCAGCCAGTTCGAATCGTCCGAGGAAAGGCCAAGAAACGGACGGGCCGGGATGTCGCCCCAGGGTGCCTTGCCGCCCGCGAAGCTCCGGGCTGCGGCACCCTGCTGCTGCACACGTGCGTATTCCATCGGACTGCCGATATCGACAAATCCGGCGCCCACGCGATAGTTGATCGTTGTGCGAAGCGCGCCGGTCTCGCCGACCAAGGGCTTTTTGCCTGAAGCCCGCTGCGCGCCCTGCGCACTTATTCGCCCCGTCTTGCTGCTGAAACTGCTCTTGTATTTGTTGAGAAATCGTTCGAGCGTTGTCTGCGTGTTTGCGGCCCACGGCGAGCCGTCTGGGGCGCGGCTGGTGTCGAAACGCCGCTTTGTTGTCTCGGCCACGTGCTCGCCGATTTCCTGCAGAAGCCTTCTCTGATCACCCAGTTGCTGCAGGCGGCCGAGCATTTCCTGAACCGCCGAGTCGTCGAGCTGGATCACAAAAGCGTTGCCCTGGCTCATCGCTCAGCCCCTTTGATCCGCGGCACGCATGCCCTGGGTCGCGCCCAGAAGCCCTTCGTACGTAGGGACCAAGTCACGGTTTGATTTTCTTGACGAGCAGGGTTGTGAGCGCGAGCATCCGGCGCCCTTCGCGAATCTCAAAGACCCCCACCAGGTCTTCGCTTCCAAAACGTTTGCGGTACTCGACCAGCGGCAGCCCGTTCTCCCTTGACGTGCCGGCATCGGACACAGCGTCGGGCGCATCTACGAGCTGCGGGAGCAATCGATAGTCGGCCGTCGTGACCGCGCGCTGCCCACGCGCCGCCTCGGTTTTCTCATTCCCGTGCTTGCGCTGGCTGTTAGTCACGGAGATCCGGTCGAGTGCAAAATCAAACTGCGCTACGTCAACAGATTTGAGCGCGCTGACCTTCGCGATCTGGCTCGACGTGAGCAATCCGAGGGTCAAGTAATCCTGCCGCGGCAGCTGTTCCACGACGCCCTGCGCATAGAGCTTCGTCGCCGTGGCGACTGACGGCAGCCGTCGATAGGCCTCGGCTAATCGGTCGCGCGCCACTTCCGGTACGTCCTGCATGAAGGCCTTCGCCAGCGTGTAATCCCACTGCTGCGACTTCTCAGCCATTGCCTGCACGATATCGCTGACGCTGTCGCCGGGCCGGTAGTCCCAGCCCTCGTCGATTCCCCGCGGTGCACCACCGGTCGCCAGGTCGCGTTCGTCCCAGCCCTTTGGCAGTTCCTTGGAGGAATCTCCGCCGAGCCGCGCCGCATCCTCGGGCCGCCGCAGGCCGACAACGCGGCACGAACAGCCCCAGCCGTTTGGAGGCGTGTGGGTCTCCCAAAACGGGTGGTCTGCCGGCAGCACCAGGCCGTCCCACGCCAAATGCTCCGGCCGCGGATCTGCCGACCCGCCGTGCTTATACATCAGAAAATCAAAGTCGCCGTCGCGCAGCTGAGCAGTTCTGCCGGCCGCATAACTTGCCGACATGTTTGTGCGGTAGATCGTGCGCGTGCGCTGATTAAATTCGCCCGAGTAATCCCAACCGGTTTGGCGAACCAGCTGACGGAAATCGTCGCGAAAACTCTCGATGCTGCCGCCCTGCGAGATCGTCCGTTCGACAGCCGCCGCGAGCCCGGACAGCAGGTCCGCGTTCTGCGCGCCGGCCACCATGAAAGCCCGATCGTGCTGCTGGCGCATCACGTCGCGCCAACCAGCGGTCGGAATCAAGGTGCCCAGTTTTGCGCGGAAAAAAGCCACTTGCTGAGCAAAGGGCTGGCGCAGCACGCCCCGAACGCGAGGGTCTCCAGCCGCCGTGTCAGCCACGACCTGACTCCTGCGCCACGTCGTAGCGACCGGCTAGCTCCGCCGCGGCGAACGCCATCGCCAGTACTTCACCGAGTTGCTCGCGCGGTAGTTCGGTGTACGCGGCCTGCAACTTTTCGCGCAGGTCTTCAAGGCTTTCAGCGCTCTCGACGATTTCCTCGATCGCCTGCAGCACGTTCTCCCATGCCGGCGCGGCCGCACGCTCAAGTTGCTCGGCCTGGTCGTCGGCAGTGGACGCGTCGGGCAGCTCGCGATTCGCGGCTTGTTGAAGCTGTGCGGGCAGCGGCGCAGCTGCAGCCGGCGCTCGCAGCAGTACCGCGCCGCTGGCCGGGTCCGGCAGGCCCAGCTTGTCGCGGATCACGGATTGCTCGACCTCTAGGCCCAGCGGGACCAGTTTTTCAAGTGCATCCACCAGCGCTGCAGTGTCCTCAGTGTCGGGCACTTGCACGACTAGCTTCGGGTAGCGTCCGGGCCCGAAATTCAGGTCGACAAACGGCCGCACAAGCATGCGGTTGAGAGTGTTCTGCAGGGACTTGCTGTCTGCTAGAAGCAGATCCAGCCGCACGTCGTTGTGCACTTTTGCCTGCGCAAGACTCGCGCCGTCGTCGGCGGTCATCGTCTGGCCCAGCACGCCCTTGCTGATCTGGCGATCCCAAAAGCCTGCCAGCCGCTCGAAAAAATCGGCCGCGCCAGCGGTGTTCGGTGCCGCTTCAAACTCGATGCGCGTGCTGTCTGGCAGCACTGCGGCCGCATCGCTGCCAAGATTTGCCACGGCGGACATCAGTTTGCTGATATCAGCCTTGGTCGCGCCCGGGCCGTATCGGCCAACGCGCATCGGCAAGCCGAAAATGTCGGCGAACGCCATCCAGTCTCGCCAGCTCCACGCCTTGCACATATACCCCGGGGCGGCCAGCCGCGCGAGGCCGCCGCGGATCGGTAGGCCGCTGCGAATGCGCGGTTTGTGAACAATGAACTTAAAGGCCGCCAACGCGAGCCCGTTGACCGGGTCCCGTTCGTCAAGCAGCCGCAGCTCCTGCCCGGTTTCGCGATCGAACTGGAACCAGCGGGGATCGCGGTGAATGAACCGATCCGGCATCCACTGCTTCGCGCTTGAATCCCACACGATCTCGATAGCGGAGTAGCCCTTGCCGAGTGCGTCGGTGAGCTCAAAAAGGGATTCGCCAAAGCTCGGCAGTTCGATGATCTCGCGCACGGCGTCCGCGATGCGCACGTCCTGGGCATCGTCGGAAGCAGCGTCGACTCGAACGTCCAGGCCGGCGAGCGCGAGCTTTCTCGTGCCCAAGACGGAGGCGTAGTGGAGGTCCCGCTCTTCCATCTCCTCCGCTAGCGTCAGATACGCCTGCGCCGACCCGTGCGTAGCCTCTTCGAGGATTCTTGCCAGGCGCTGCGGCGTCAGCCCGTTCGCTTCGCTCGCGTGCCAGACCTGCCGGATTCCGGTGAGCCCACCCTGCGCGACCTCTTCGCGGAGAACGTCGTACTCGATCGGGTGGCCGTCAGGGCCGAGAATGCGTGACGTGACCATTTTCAAAAATCCTTGTGTACGCGCCAGCGCCCGCCGGTACGGATTTGCTGGTCATCGAACTCATCGCAGGCCTTCACCCGGTGCGAGTCGATGAATTCGACGTCCTGCCTGCTGGCGTAATGCATGAGGGCGATCGCGATGCCGGCGTCGCCGTGTCGCTGTCCGCCGTCGCTGCCTTTCGATTTGCCGTCTGGAATTCGAGCGACGCCGCGCACAACTTTGAACGCGCGCAGGTCAGCAAGGACATCCTTGTCGCGTGGCAGCTCGATCAGCGCGTCTTCGAATGCGGCCTTCAGCTGCCCCATCTGCTCGCGGTACCACGTCTCCGAGAGCATCACCAGCTCAACGCGCTCGTAGCCGTATTTCTGTGCAAGAAACTCGCTCAGCGCATGGCCGTTGCCGCGTGCATCGACTGCGGCCTTGCGGAATCTCGGCAGCCGGTCGAGCACGAAATTGGCGATCTGCTCCTGCTGTTTGTGCGGAGTGTTGCGCAGCTCCAGCAGGAAAGGGACACGGCGGGACAGGTTCTGCAGAACCTGCGCCGGCACCATGACCGTGAGGTCTCCGCTGCGGCCAAAATCTTGGCCGAAAACGCTGTCGAGATTTGGGTTCAGCGTTTTAAGAGCAGGCTCGACTTCGACGTCGAGCCAATCCTGCACCGCTTGCCAGCGGTCGTGATCCGAGCGCTGCTCAAATCCCTTTACCGCGGTAAAGCGCAGCACCGGCGCATCGAACATCCGCGCCTCGATCAGGCTGCTGGTTAGCCACGCGCCAGTGCCTTGGCTCGGAATAACATCGAGCTCTTCCTCGGCCGCGTCGCCGTACACGTCGTAGACGCCCTTGATCCACAAAGACTCTTCTGCCGCGTCGTACGGCTTGCGCAGGCGCAAGCAAATGCGCTTGTAAAGCCCTTGCGCAACGGCCTGATGGAAGTCGATCCGATGCACGCTTCCGCGGCGCTTGCCTGCGCGGATCTCCTGTACCAGCTCATTGAAAGCGTTCTGATCTCCGTCGTGAGTGCTGATCACGCGCACGCGGCCGCCCCAGATCAGCAGAGCCAGCGCTGCTTTCAGCAGCTCGTCAAGCTGGCCGTGAAATGCCGCCTCGTCGATCACGACCACGCCCTGTTTGCCGCGCAGGTTTGCCGGCCGCGAGCTCAGCGCTACGATTCGGAATCCGCTAGCAAAGCGGATGGTGTACGTCTTGATGTGGCGCTCATCGTTGCCGTCTTTGAAAACGTCCTCGCCTTCCTCAACAGCGCTCGCCGCTTGATTGAAAACGCGCGCCCACATTGCACAGGCCTCGATGTATTCGATGGCCATGTCCATGTTGTATCCGATGTAGTAGACGTTTTGGCCGCCCGCCTTGCGCTCAAGAGCGGCGATCAAAACATTGTCCGCAGCTTCTGCCCACGTCAAACCAATGCGCCTGCTCTTCTCGCCGACCTTCAGCTGGCTGCCGTCTTCTACCCAGCGCTGCTGGTAGGGCAGCAGCACAGCCGGAGACGCCGCGCTGTAGTGCGCGGCGTCTGTTGCGGGTAGCAGCTGGGAGAGCTCATTGCTCATTCGCAGCCCAGCACTTTCTTGCGCAGCGTGTCCGCGAACTCCTGCGACAGGCCGCCCGCTTTCACCGTGTCCGACAGCCGCGCCTGCTGCTCAATCAGCAGGCGCTTTCGTGCGCCCTCTTCGATCTGCTCGCGCTCGGCCAGCGAGATCCTGCGCGCGTCCATCGCGAGTTTCGCGGCCTGGGCGAGCTTGCGCACCTCGTCGATCGTGATGTCCTCATTTTCTTGCGCCCGAAGTGCTGCGTTTGTGGCCAGCGTGGTTACTGCCTGGGCCAGCAGCGCGCCGGCCTTCTCACCGACACCCTCGCCCAGCTCACCGACAAGCGCAGCGGCCGCACGATCGATCTCGCGCATGCGGGCCGTGAGCTCGGAAAGGCTGCTCTGATAGCGATGCAGGCCGCTGCGCGAGACGTCCGCCTCAGGAAAACGCGCACGCACCGCGTCGAGCATTTCTTTCAGTGTGTGCCGGTCCTCGCGCAGCAGCAGCTCGATGTGCGCGCGCTGCTCCGCCGGCAGCCGAGTGATATTGGATTTCCGCCCTCGGCTCATAGTCACGCGCCCGGCCGGCTGATGCCGTCGACGAGGCCGCGGCCCTGCGCGATATCAGCGCCGCGCTCGGTGAGCGTGGCCACCAGCACGGGGCCGATATCTTCAATGCGCAGAAGGCCCTGTTCTTCGAGCCAGCGGAGCTGCGTGCGGATCCAGTCCCGGGAAACCGCATGGCCGAAATGATCGAGCGCCGCCGTCAGCACCGAGCTGTTAGCGCGCGTTGCGTTCTGCTCCGACAGGATGCGCAGCAAGACAAGACGCCGGTCTTCGAGAAGTCGATCAGCAAAGGTCTTCATCGATTTTTGACTCCGTCAAGCAGGAAGGTTTCGATTCGGCCCAGCGCTGTGAGCGTTGCGCGGCTGCGCTCGTCGAGCGCGCTCAGCTGATTGTTGGCCGTGCTGATCTGGACTCGCAGGCCCTCCAGATCCCGGTGCGTCGGCATCTCGCGCAGACGGGCCTCAGCCAGCGCCAGGCGATCGCGGAAATGATCGACGCGCTCGTCGATTTCGTTCAGCTCGCGCTCGATTTCGCCGAGCTTTGACCAGGTCTGCTCAGCCTGCTGCTTGAAGCGCTGGTCCGAGCGGGTTTTCAAGTAGACAAAAATGCTGATGGCGGCAGAGCCGATCACTGCCAGCACCTGCGCAAGCTGCAGCACCATCGGCACGTAGGGCAGCATCAGCGCGCACCTCTCTCGTGATCGTGCGCACAGGATGCGCAGCGGCAGGCAAAAGGCAGCACCTTGAGTCTCGCGGGCTCGATATCGCCGCCGCAGTCACGGCATTCGCTGCACGTGCGGTCGGCAATCGGCTGGCGTCGGTGGTGGGCCTGAAGCGCCAGCTGCAAATCCAGCTCGGCGCGCTCGTTTGCGGCGTCGACGACGTCAGACAAGGGGGCGTCTCTCCACTGTTTTGCCTTCCAGCGCGTCCTCAAGGTCAGCCAGGCAGGCGCTGAATGCGCTGTGCTGGCCGGTGTAGCCTGCGCGCGCGTCAGGCCGCAGGGCTGCGCCGTCGGATTGACCGCTGGCCAGCCGCGCGCGCAGGGTGCGCACGTAGTGCTGCAGGTTCAGCCGGAGCTGCAGCAGCGGATCATTCCGCGCACTCGTCGACGCGGAGCTGGGCGGCGGTGAGATCTGAGCAGTAGTTCGCTTTGACGGCCTGCTCATAGCGCGCGACTTCTTCCGCGAGCGATTGAAGCTGGAGTCGGCACGCGTGGTACTGCTGCGCCGCTAGTTGAAAGTTCCGGAGCATGTCCGCCATCGAAGCGCCCGCCAGCAGCATTGGCAGGCTCGCCGGGCACGGTGTGCGGCTCGCTGCCGACGGTGGTAGCGGCGGCGGGCTGGGCGGGCTCTGCAGCGCCAGCCGCGGCGTTCCAAATGCGCACGCCGTCAGCATCGAGGCGCACAGCAGCGAGATCAGGCCGCGCTGCAACGTAGTCGTCCAGCACCGAGCTCTGCGCGGCAAATGTGCGTCGTAGATCATTGCTGGTCACCTCGTGCCGTTCGCGGATCATTTCGAGTGCAAGCGCCGAGCGGCGGAAGCGCGCGGCGGAGTCAGCGGCGTTGCGACGCAGCGCTTGCGCCGAGGCCGCCAGCGCTTGCGCGTCCTGCTGCAACACGGGCAACTGCAGCAGCGCGGCTTGCCCGCGCTCGAACGATTGCCCGGCATAAAACCCGCCGAGCGCGCTGGCAGCAGCCAGCGCCGCGGCGGCCACCAACGCGTACGGCAGCAGCTTCCATGCGCCGGCCTTCGCGAGCCCTGCAGCGGTGGAAATCAAGGGCACACCGTCCGACCTTCCCAGCCAGCGCGCACGTAAGCCGGCTCAATCTGCAGCAGAATTCGGACCACGTACCCGCGGTTTTCGCGGATCGCCCAGCCCGCGCGCGGCGAGTGCGCGTCGACGTGACCAAACCACTTCGAAGCGTCGGCACCTGCAGCTGACGCGCGGGCCTTGTCGCGGCGCACCCAGCCCAGGCCGCCGTTGTACGCGCTCAGCGTGAACGCCCAGCGATCGCACTCGCTTGCGCCGGACACGCGGTCGTAAAGCCAGCGGTTGTAGCATGCAGCCGCGCGGATTGACTGGCTCGCGTCCCAAGGGTCAAACGCCATCAGCTCCGGGCAGACTTTCGGCAGCCAGGCCGCTGTGTCCGGTGTGAACTGCGCCAACCCATTCGCGAACGCGCTTTGTGCTGCCGGCCGCCAACTGCTCTCCTGGTGGATCTGGGCCGCGAGCCGTGCCGGGCTTGCATGCAGTCCGAAGTAGCTCGCCGCCGCACGTTCCACCTGCAGCCGGTAGCCGACGCTGGCCTGCGGGATTCGAATGTTGTCCACGGTTGCTGCGCACGCGACTGCGGGGAATAGCAAGGCGGCGGCGAAAACCAGCAAAGCAATCGAAAAAGCAACGAGCAGGTAGTGCGCATAAGCGAGGACGCCTCCGAGGCGGTGGCTGCGGCCGGCAGAGGCGCGCATCGCTTCGATCGAAGCGAGCACGAGTCCGCTGCGGTGCTTGCTGTCAGACATCAGGGCACCAGCGCGCCGGCCACAATGCTGGCCGCGACGATCAAGCCTTTGCGTTTCCATGCGGTGCCTTCGGCGATGCCTTCGAGCTGATCAGGCTGCGCGCGCTTGAAGATGCGGCTGTCGACCCAGTCGCCGGCAAAGGCGAACGCCGTCAGCTTGGCAATGCCATACAGCATCAGCCCCAGCTTCATGGGATTCATGAAGAGCACCACGGCGAACGTGGCGAGCGCGACCAGCAGCACTGGCTGGCTTGTGAGCTTGTTGAACAGTTTGCGCGCCCGCGAAACGGGGCTGAACTTGGTCTGCATGCCGGTCTCCTAAGAGGGGCGGCGAGACCTGCGTCGCGCCACCCCAGCCTCACCACGAGGAGCCAGCGCGGCGCGCTGGCAGGGCCAGAATGGCGTGCGCTGCAGGGGTAACGTGTTTCGATGCTTCCAAACAGAAAGGCCCGCAAATGCGGGCCTTGACTGAACTTTAGCAGCGGCTCAGCCGTTGAACAACCGGCCTTGCATTTTCGACTTTCTCCGCGCGGTTTCGCGCTGCAGGATTTTGTAAACCGCTGCCGTGGTCAGGCCGAACTCGCGGGCCAGCGCGTCGTGATTTGCGCCGGTGAATCGCGTGTAGATCAACGCATCGCGCACCGCTTGCCGCAGCGCGCCGCCTCGCGGCAGGTAGATCACCGAGCCGCCCAGGTAGTCGGCAATCAGGATTGTCCGAGCCGCGGCGTCTTCGGCAGCATCTCCGTTGGCCATCGTGCGGCGCGAAAACGCGAGCTCGATATCGAACAGCTCAGTCAATCGCTGCGGCCAGCGCGTGCGATCAGCAAGCGCAGCGCCGCCTCGCTCGATCAGATCGAGCGGGTCGCAGGTCAGCGCATCAAACAGATCGTCGGTATCGCCGTGCATTTCAGTCCTTTATGTGCGCGTCGTGCTGCTCGCGCGACCACGCGCCTAGATTGAGCATTTGCGCGGCATAGGCGCGTCGATCTGCAGCCGGGTCGGTGGCACCTGGCTGCGCAGTGCCGCGATGCCTGCCAGATTTGCGGTCGTCCTCGCGCTTGCGCTCAGCGGCAGCCATCGCCTCCTCCGCAACGCCGAAAACTACCGCGCGCAGGTAGTGATGGCTTGAAAGCGGCAGCCCGCTCGGCGGGTTCGCTAGCATCTGCTCGATGCCGGCGGCCCACATGGCAGGCGTGGCCGCGCGGCGCAGGCCGCTGCGCTCGTCGCGCGACACCTGTCCGGCATCGACCAGCTCAGCGAGCTCATCAATCAACCGCGCCGCACGCGCCAGGCGCAGCGCCTGCTTTGGCGGCTTGAACAGGCGCAGATAGGCCAATGCCGCGCGCCCGAGCGCCGGCTCCATTCCGGCGAATCGGGTCGCAAAGCGCTTGGCTTCGTCCTCGACCAGAAACACTTCCAGGTCGCCTTGGCAGCCGCACGCGGGGCACGTAAATCGCAGGCTCATCGCGGGGCGGGCTCCTGCTCCATCTGCTCGCCCGTCAGCGCTTCTGAAAGCGTTTTCAGCACGGGCAAACTGCGCCGCCAGTTGCGCGTTTCTGTCAGCTCGTAGCGGGCCTCCAACTGCTCAACAGTCAAGCCCTGCTGCTCGCGCACGCGCTCGATGCCGGCGAGCAGCTCGCGCTTCTGCTGCTCAACGTACAGCGCCGCAATGATCGCCTGCAGCTGCTCCTGCTTCCGGCACCACGCCACTTTCTCGACTTTGAATTGACGCAAGGCGATTGCGTCCGCGTAGCTCCAGGGCAGCTGCATGCTGGCCAGCATTGCCTCGACCTTGGTGATCATCAGCGGCAGCTGGTCGAAGTTGCGCGGTTTGCCTGCGGCCTTTGCCGCCGGCTTCAGGCCGCCGAGGCGCTTGAACTCTTCGAGTACAGCGATGATTTGGCCCTCAGTGAGATCGCCTGCGCTGCGCTGGGCCGGGCCAGACAGCGCACTGACGCGCTCGATCAAATCGCGGTACGTGTCGTTGTCCAAGTGCAGGGCGCGCTTGGCTGTGTGGATCGCGGCCAGCCGGCGCCGGCGGCGTTCGTTCGCTGCGTGACTCATTTCGCGTGCTCCAGTGCCTGCTGCTGATCACCAGCGACGCCAGCGTGCAGCCGCGCCTTCCGGCCGGCTTCCAGGCCTGCGTCGAAATCGCCGAATTCTGTGCGCGCGAGGTTGTGGTCCTTGGTCTCCAAATCTGTCAGAACGTCCCAGCGTGCGGCCTTGTACGCGTCGAGCTTCTCGATCAGCTCCATCGACTTCTCGGCAGCCGGGAACAGCTGCCACAACGCACACACCCATCCGCGCCGGAAAGCCTCACCGCGCGCATCGCGATTTTTCCGCAGCCGCACTCGAGAGAGGTGCTTTCTGCAGCTGACGTCCATCTGACGACGCAGGACCTCGAATGCGTACGCGGCAATTTTCGGATCGACGCCGGTGCCGAAAAAAACCACTAAAACTGGGCAGCCGCGGCCAGTGCCGAGCATCGACTTGCAGCGGAAACCCCGACCGATTAGATAGACCAAATCCAACAGCGACTTGTGCAGATTCTGTCCGCGTCGCGCGCAGCCGATAGTGCTCTCAGACACGCCCCCCGCCAGCGCTTCGGCTGGGCTGATCCCGTGCCTCTGCATAAGCGCCTGAGCCTGCCGAAGCGCAGTAGCCGCCTCGTTCTCGTTTGCTGATTTTGACAGGCGCAGGCAGGCTCGGATTTTGCGCATCAGGTCTTCGCGGTTCATGGCGTCACCGCCGCAATGTCCAGGCTGATCGGCAGATACGCCCCGAGGGCGTTCCGCTGGTAGATCCTCAAGTAGGTCTTGCTGCCCACCACCTGCACCGCCTCGCCGATGGCCCGCATTGCCTCCTGCCAGCGCGGGTCGTCGATCGCAAGCCGGCGCAGGCCGAGCACGCTGCCGGTGCGGATGGTGCCGCTGCCGTCGACCCGGAACGCGTCCTGCACGAGCGTTGCGATCTCCGTCCGTGCTCCCTCGGTCCACTCGATCAGGCACTCGTCGATGAGGGATTTCGCTGCCTGCAACCGCTCGTCGAAAATGATGGTCTCGGCGATCGCGCGCTGCACTTTGTACTCGCCGTCGAAGCTCAGCAACGTCACGTTGCCCTTCGCTCCGCCAACTTTTGCGCCGTACTGCTCAGCGCTCAGCTCAATGAACGCAGCGATGTCGGCGAAGGCGCGCCCGCGGTAGTCCCGCAGCGCGTCGCGCAGGGGCATCGCATCGCGCACGAGCGCTTGCACGAGTTCATCGCGCGCAAGGTCAATCGGTCGGATCTGGCTCTCGGGCACTAGCCGGCCCTGGGTGTCGCGTCGGTAGGCGACGTGTGGGTCAGTCTTGGCATTCATCGGGAAGCTCCTTAGATGCTGCCGGCGCAGCGTGCTGCGCGGCTTCATTCTGGTTGGCGAACATGTCGTGGAAGGCATCGCGAAAGGCCTCGCCGAGGGCCGGCGGCAGATCGTCATCCGGGTCCATTTGGGCGCTCCAAATAAGGCCTTCGGGCTTCGATAAAATCCCGCTTCAGGTCGGCCGCGGTGTGAACCCCGCACTCGAAAATCGCTGCGATCCGGGGGTTGCTGGGCAGCCTCTCGCCGCGCGTATGCGCCCAGAGCGCAAACTGCATCGCGCGGAGCCGCCGACTCTTGCTCGTTGCTACCCGGAGGGTCATGAGCGCACCTCCTGCCATTCAATGAGCGCGCCGTGGCGCACCGCCACCATGGCGACCGATGTGAGGCCGTCGCGCGTCTCTCGCCGCCGCATCGCGCCGTCGAGTTTTTCGGGCCGAGTGGGCGGCAGAACCTGCACGCGCGGGTGGCCGCCGTGGATCTCGATCGAGAGCACCGCCGCGCCGGCATCGTTGGCTGCGTACACAGCACTCAGTGCCGAGCGGAGCGCCGCGGCAAACACCGCATTGCAGGCGTCGAGCTCGGCTGCTACAGCGCTGACCAGATGCGGGTCGGCGCGCTCGGCGCGGTCGGCAGAGGCGCGCATCGTTTCGATTGAGGCGCTCACGCGTGCACCAGGGCGAGGTCGCCGACCGAGACCCACGTGGAGAACTCGGTCTCGCATTCGACGCACGTCACAACGATCCCGAATTTGCATTGCTCAGCGTGCTGGCTGTAGACCGCGGCGTTGCAGTTCGGCACCACGTTTGCCGATTGCGTGAGGCACGTGCCGCAGCAGGGGCACGGCACGCACGGGGTTTTGATGTCGCTCATGTCACACCCCCTTTATGCAGTCAGGAGTAACGCGCGGCGCGGCGATCTCGGCCGCGATATTCATCGCTCGGGCGAGCACGTTGTGCACCACTAGCGGATACAGCAGGCTCATGCCGCGGCCTTTCTGCGCGCCCAGCTTTGCCCGCAGGGCGTCTACTGCGGCGCGGTCCAGCACACGCGCCACCGGGACACCCGCGCGCTCGAAGCGGTGTTTCAAGTAGGCGTCGAGGTCGTTGTCCAGGGGCGCCAGCGTAACGATCTCGATTCGCTGCACCACTTCGCGCACTTCCGGGTTCTGCTCGGCCAGTTTCTGCGCCAGTTCCGGCTGGCCCAGCAGCACGATTCCAAGCAATTTCTTGAGGCCGTCTTTCAGCTCGATGAACCGCTTCAAGTGCTTGAGCGTGGGGATTGGTAGCGCATGCGCTTCCTCAATGATCAGCACGTGGCGCATGCCCGCGCGACAGCTCTCGACGAGCGTTTCTTTGAGCTGTCGGAACCGCGCCTCGGGGCTGATTTTCGCCCTCGCAAGCGGCGCGATCGTCGCCATGATCGCCTCGGCGATATGCTGCGATTTCAGGGTTTTGCCTTTTGAGTCGCGGTCTTCCATCGCCAGCACGAACGGCTCGATCACGAGGACGTTGCGCTGCTCGCGCTGCAGGCGGTCGACGAGCTCCTCGCGGAGCGTAGATTTGCCGGCGCCGCTCTCTCCGATCACGGCCATGAAGCCGCCGCGCATCGCAGTGCCGAACATCGCATCACGCACGTAGCGGATGTCTCCGCTGATGAATACGTCGGCCGCTTCCTGTATGTCGTCGAACGGATCGGCCGGCAGCTCAAAATGCTGGCGGGCGGCTTGGGTCAGCGTGTGTCTGCGGAGTAGCATGGTGATGTCCTCGTTGTGGTGGCTGAGCTCGGGGAGTTCTGCGGGGGCAACCGGCCCTGTCGCGTTGGTGCGCGGCAGGGCCTTCTTGAAAGCGTCGATGGCGGGCAGCCCGCGCGCAGTCAGAAACGATTCGATGGCCGCGCGCAGATGCAGTGCGGTCTCGGGGTTTCCGGGCCACTCCGCGCGGCTCACTAGCCTGTTGATCGTGGCGACGCTCGTGCTGCAGGCGGTCGCCGCGGCACGCTGGCTGATGCCGTGCTCAATCAACAGGTACTTCAGCGCCAGGCTCATGGCACGGCCCTCAGTGCCGGCGCGGCCAGCTCGCGGGCGATCGCGTCCATTTGGTCCTCAGACGCACCGTTCGGCCACATCGCGGCCATACGGGCGAAGTGGTGGGCGTTCCAGCCCGGCATCTGCGCGCGCAGCTGCTGCGCCATCTCGACGTGCCCCAGCACCCGCGCGGCGTACTGCGGCCGGATGTGCGGCACAGGTACGGGCTCGATTACCCGCGGAGCGTCGACGTCCAGGCTGCGACCGGCGCGCGGCAAAACATCTGGGATGTTGGCCTCGCGAAGCGCTTTTGTCGGATCGATTCGCCCACCAAACGGGATCCGTTTAGCCCGCCGCGCGGCCTTTGCCTCAGCGTCCGTGGACGCGTCCATCGCAAGCCGATCGAGCTCTTTGCGGGCTGCGTCCGCGGCGGTCTCGGGCACGGACTTGAACTCGGTCCCGATCTCGGCCGATGAGGCCAAAAAACCGAACCCCTTGCGCGCGTCGAGCGGCGCTAGAAAATGCTGGCCGCGCCCCTCGGCGTCTTTGCACAGGACGCGCGCCGTCGTTTCGTCTGGATCCAGCGCGTTGCGCACCACCTCGACCCGCTGACCGTTCAGCACGCCGCCCGGCAGATCGCGCAGATTGAATACACGCCCGCCGAACTTGATCAGGTAATCCCGAACGGTGCACAGCTTTGGGTGGGAGTTGGCAAGCTGGCGCAGCACCTCGATGCAGGGCACGCGCACCAGCTGCTCCGGCGTGATCCGACCCCAGCTTGCGCGGCGCGTTTCCAGCGTGCGGGTGTGGGTGCGTGTGGCGTTGAAATCGCGCATCCACTGCTGCGCCAGCGCGTTGATCTCGGCGATGCTGGTCACCGGCGCGCGCATTTTTAGATTCGCTTCGAAGTGGGTCTCGACGAGGTAGTTGGCTTGCTCCACCTGCCCCTTTGCGCGCGCGTTGCCTGCCTCGTTAACGATGAGCGTGCAGCCAATTGCCGCGCACAGGTTTTTCGTGGTGGCCGCTGTGACAGCGCTGCCGGGGTCGCTCATCAAAAACGTTGGGCGCCCGAACATTGTCCCGGTCTCGCGCTCCGTCATCGAGTGGATAAACGCTGCGAGGAAATTGCTGGCGCTCTCAGCACCCTGCACGTAGAAGACCTCTATGCATCCCGATGCGTGGTCAGTGATCGCGTAGCGCCAAATGCGCTGCGAAGTGATCGCGGCAAAATTCGCCGGCTTGCCGCGGTAGTACGTCCTCTTGTCCATGATCTTCGCGCCGTCGTCGCTCAGGTAGAACTGTCTGCTGACTGATGCGTCGATCTGCCAGCAGTGATTCGGGTGCGGGCTGGACAAGCGAATGGACGGGGACGTAGCGGCCAGCTGCGCGGGGTGAAAATGGTGCGTTCGCAGCGCGCGGCGGATCGCGCTTAGGCTCATCGGCAGGAACTCCCCGCTCTCTGCGTCTGCACGCCCGGCAGCGATCCGGCCGTTCGCGCGCAAATGGCGCACTGCGTCCTCTAGGTACGCCGCGCCTGTTCCTGTCTGTCGGCGAGTGGATTCGATGTAGGCGGCGATTTCGCGCGCTTCATCGCGGCTCAGGGTGCTGGCGCCGGCATCTGCGCGGCGCTTGCGGGGTTTGGTTGGCATGAACAATTTCACTCGCGCGTAAACGGTGGCGGTGCTGCAGCCCAGCTCGGCAGCCAGTTGCTCCGCGACGCAGGTGCGCTCGCCGCGAGGCGCTTGCAGCAGGCGAAGAGCAGCGGTTTCGAGCTGGGCTGACATCTCAGGCCCCTCGCGTCGGCACGGACACGGGCAAGCTGTCCCGGACGGCGCACAGGTTGGCGATCAGCTCGTTGAAAACCCCGGCAAGGAAATCAGCATGATCAGTCGCCGCGGCCAGCTCATCCTCAAGCAGCGCGCGAATCGCGCCGTGGAGCCCGGCCGGGTCGTCTTGCCCGGGGCTGAGCGCAGAGAGCACGTCGACCGCCGCTGCCTGCACGCCTGCTCGCAGATCGACAACGCGCTCGTCGAGGCCTTTGCGTGACCACTCTTGCCGCAGACGCTTGCGCTCGCCTTTCAGCTCATCGATCTGCTCGTCTTTCTCAGCGGCCTGCCTCTCCAATCTCGCCGCGCGAGCCTCGGCCTCCTGCTGGGTTTTTTGCAGGCTGGCCTTCTCGGCCTCCTGCTGACTGATGAGCTCCTCAGCGAGATCGAGCAGCTGCTCCTTGTCGCCCTCGCGTGCGGCCTGGATCAGCGCGGCTCGGCTGTCCTCTGGCAGGCTCCTGAATGCGCGGAGCTCGCGGTATCCAATGCCCATCGAAGTCATTGACCTCAGGGCCTCTTCGCCAAAGGTCTTGAAGTTGGCGATGTCGCTGTTCGCCTTTTCGTCAGACATTCCCAGCAGCTCACAGAACTCCTGCCAGGTCCCCTTTAACTCCAAACCGTTTGTCCTCATTCCCTTGAGCGACTTGTAAACCTTTGATTCCTTTACGTAGAGAAGTTTGGAAACTCCGATCGTTTGGGAAATTTTCCGGAGGGACTCGGTCGCCTGCACCTGCCCTAGCAGCTGGTTCACAAGGTCTCGCTCGTCGCTGTAGTTGCTGAGGGTCGCCTGCACCACCAGCGCGTTGGCCGCGTCTTCGGGGAGCGTCTGGCTGACGACGCGGGTGGGGTCCAGAGCAGCGGCGGGCGTTTTCTTTGGCATCGTGTGGTCCTCGGTGGTGGTCAGTTGGGCAAGCGGGTGTAGCGGTTTGCGAAGTCGGACAGCTCTTGTGTCTGTCGCGCGACCTCGCTTTGATGCGCGATTGCGACCTGCACTAGGCGCGGAGATAGGCGCCAGCAGTCGGGCGCTTTGGGCACGCGCTCGGCGACGCCGGCATCGGCGAGCGCGTTCAGATCGCGCAGGGTTGTGGGCTCCTGCTGGCTGACTGCGTCGGCAAGCGATTTGAGCCGCAGTCCGTTGAGGCTTTGGCCCTGCAAAGCCCACACCAGGTCGAACGCCCTGAGCACGGCAGCGCTCATCAAATCCACCCCAGCAGAGCGGCGGCGATCAGCCCCCATCCGGTGACCATCAGCAAGCAGCCGAAGATCAGCCCGAAGTCGGCGCCCCGCGGCTCGTTCATCCGACGCTGGCGGCGGGTCATGCCGCGGCCTTTTCGCGCTTGTTCGGTGGCGTGATTCCGGCCTCTTTTGCCAGCGCGGCTCGGACCGCCCGTCCCTTTGGGCCGTCCCACGTGCCGAGCACGGCGGCGCGGGCGTGTGACTGGTCGATTTTGTTGTCTCGGCACCAGCCGGCGAGGGTTTTGCCCTGGCCGACAAAATGCGCCTTGATCTTGTATAGGAGTTCACGGCTGGGGTCGGGTGCGTCAATTTTCACTGGCGTGCCTGTTAGTTTCAAACGGGGTAGGCAAACAATGGCGGGTTCAACGTTCCGTGTCAAGCGGTGCGCAAAGGATCTGTGCGAGCGCTGCCGTGGCGGCAGGCGCCTGGCAATCGCGTCCGGCGCGTCCGGCGCGCCGCTGCCTCGCCTGCCGGCCGCGCCAGCGGCCCTCTAAGCGCCTACAGGGCGCAGCCGGCGGCATGGGGTCGAGTTTCGGCCCGGAGGCTGTTACGTAACACGCGCAGACGGCTCTGCGTCCGCGCCTTGCGTCCGTCCTCGCTGCGCTGAGCGGCAGGCGGCCAGCATTTCCCGCAGCGGTATCAGATAGAGCCGGCAGGCAGCGGTGGTGCGCATCAATTGCGGCAGCGTGCAGCCGCCTCGCTCAGCGCGCGCGCAATACATTTGCTGAGCGACGCCGCGTACCCCCCCGCCTGCAGCTTTTTCAGCGCTGCCGCTGCCTCCGGCGGAAGGAGCCCCCCAGGGATCCGGCGCGCGCCCCGCGCGATCGATCGAGCCTCGCTGCTGCGGACCCGCTCAGCCAGGCTGGCGGGATCGTTTTTGACGGCGGTCATTCGACGATTAAGACTTCAACAAAGCCCAGATACGGACAGGAGGACTCGATCTTTAAAATCGCGTCCTCGTCCTGCCTATCGTCAGTGCAAATGCCTTGCTTGTCGCTCGCGTCGTAGACGTAGTACCCATCGATAGCGGTGATCGGCGCGCTTCGGTGGTAGACGTAGTGACAGATGGATGCGGCGTGTTCCTCGTGCAGCAGGCTGACGGCGTCGATGATGTTGGCTTCGCTTTTTTCCGTCCAGTAAATCTGATGAGATGCCAGACCTTTTGCCGTGTCGCCGAAGATCTTCCCGCTGCTGTTGTCGATGATGATGAAGCGAGTCATGGCGTTTCTCCGAAAGGTCCAGCGTGGGCGTTAATGGATTGGTTCGCGCGCGCGTTGAACAGCGCCAGATCGATCCGGGTGTTCACGTATCTGCGGCAAGCAGCAATCGACGTGAGGAACGGCCGGCACCTCGCGCTCTTGCCGTGAGCGCCCTCAATCTCGTACACGCGACCGGCACCGGGTGTGCTGATCGCTGTCGAGTTGAAGGTGTGATCCTTGTATGTGCTGCTCACGACGGGTACTCCTCGTTTTGCACTGCGCACCACGCGCTGTGCGCGTTCATATCAATGGCGTCGATGGGCCGCTTTTGAGCGATCACGGTGATCTTGCCGCTGCTGTTGTCCCTGATTCCGACGGACAGCGCCGTGCCCTGAAATGACTGCCTGCGCTGTGCGGCGGCCTTCGCGCCCGCCAGACATTTCGCCTTGCAGGGCTGCCAGTCGGTCGTCGCCTCGCGCGTCTGGTAGGTGTGCAGGCTGGTTGAGTTCTTGGGGTCGGTGCCGGCGCTCATGACGCGGCCGGGACGAGTTGCAGCGCGCTAAACTGCTCAGGAGTCAGGCACTGCGCGACAAGCGCCCACAAGATGGAGGCCTCAGTCGTCGCGTAGGCGATCTCCTGTATCTCTGACAGAGCGCGAAAGGACTTCTCAGTGTCGCCGGAAACTTTGCCGATTCTCCGAGCGGCGACGTGGATTTCGCGCCACTCTTTTGCAAACGCGGCAGGCTCGGCCACGCTCGCGCCTTGGAACATTTCGGTCAGGATCTCGCTCGCCTGGACAAGAAGCTCCTCGCTTACGCTACGCAGCTCCATATTTGGATTAAGTGCGAATCGGATCAGGTCGAAGCCGTCAAGCATTTTGATCGAAGTGGCTGGCATGTGGTCTCTCCTCGGTGCCGGCGGTTGCTGGCGTGGAAGTACATTCGCACGTTACGCGCGTAACGTCAAGCGCTGCCGCAGGTTATTTTCCTCGCAGCCGGCCGCCGCGGTTGTGCGCGATGCGCACGGCACGCTCGCGAGATCGAAGAGGCCGAGACTGCGTTGTAGATAGTTGTCGTGATTTCGACCATTGGGGCACCTCGTTAGTTGACGTAACCATGCCGCGCCGTGGATCATGCGCGCGACCTCGGCGCGAGTTTCCCGCCGCAGCGATCCGCTACTGATTTCGAGCTGTCGAAACCCACCCAGGCGTGCAGCAGGCGAACAATCGCCCCATGCCCAACGCCTCCAACACCCTCGCGCTCTGCTCTGAACTCGGCCTTGTCGACGTCGCTGGCGCCACTGGCGTGCCGTCGTCGGTCCAGCTGATTCCCACGGGCCCGGCGGTGGTCGGTCGCGACGGGCGCAGCTGGCTTTTTGACGGCGCCGCTGTCGACGCCACGCTGCGGGCTTTCAACGCACGCGGCATCGAGCTGCCCATTGATTGGGAGCACGCGACACAGCACCGCGCGCCCAAGGGGCAGACGGCGCCGGCCGCTGCCTGGATCACCGCGCTCAACGTGCGCGAAGGGGCGCTCTGGGCCGACGTGCGCTGGACCGATCGCGGTCACGACCAGGTGCTCAATCGCGAGTACCGGTTTCTCTCCCCCGTTTTCGATTTCGACCCCGGTACTGGACGCATCGTGCGTCTTGTGTCCGCTGGGCTTACGAACACCCCCAACCTTCCGCTTCAAGCACTCAACTCGGAGAAAAACATGGAACTCAAACTTTCACTCTCAGCGGCCGTGGCCGCCGCTCTCAGCGTGTCTGTTGATGCGGACGAGGCCGCAGTGCTCGCGGCGATCGCAGCCCTGCGCACGGCGATCAATTCTGAGTCGCGGGATTTGCAGCGCTACGTCCCGCGCGCTGACTACGATCAGTCGCAGACGCGCGCACAAAACGCTGAGACGCAGCTGCGCGAGCGCGACGCAGCTCAGCTCAAGGCCAGCGTCGATTTGGCCATGGAGGGCGCGCTGAAAGATCGGAAGATCGCGCCGGCATCGGCCGACTATCACCGCGCGCTGTGCAACGACGCTGCCGGACTTGAACGCTTCCGCGCGTACGTTGCCAGCGCGCACACGATCGCGCCGGATAGCGGCCTCGATGGCCGCGGCGCAGCTGACGCCAGCACCGCACTCAACGCTGAGGAACGCGCCGTGTGCACGGCGCTCGGGATCAGCGAGGCCGCCTATGCCGCCGAGCGCACCGAGCGCACCGCGCGTGCGGTCGGCTAAGCGGCGCCCACCCAAACCCCTTACGGAGTAAATCCAAATGCCCGCTACCACTGCTGAGCGCAACACCCCCCGCCGCGACGCGACCCATGTGGATCTGCCCGTAGCCGGGAACGTCCGGCTGCTGGCCGGGACGATCGCGATGGTCAACGCCAGCGGATTTGCCGAGCCCGGCGCCACAGCGACAGCGCGGCGTGGCGTCGGCGTTGTCGAGGTCACCGCTGACAACGTTGGCGGCGCCGCAGGCGCGATTAGCGTGCGCGTCCGCCGCGGCTGTTTCGCGCTCGACAACTCCGCTGCCGCGGACTTGGTCACGCGCGGCGATATCGGCGCGATTGTTCACATCGTGGACAACCAAACCGTTGCGCGGACCGACGGCACCGGCACCCGCTCGCCGGCTGGCGTTCTGCGCGACGTGAATGAGCGCGGCGTGTGGGTTCAATTCTGACGGGGCTTTCTAGCCCGCCTTCTACTTCTCGGAGAGATTCATGCTCATCAATACAGGCACCCTGCGCACGCTCTACGTCGCTTTCAGCGCGGCTTTTAAGGACGGCATGGGCGCTGCGCCGTCTAACTACGCGCGCATCGCGACGTACGTCACGTCGAGCAGCAAAAGTAACGAGTACGGATGGCTCGGCAAATTTCCGAAAATGCGCGAGTGGCTCGGCGACCGCGTCGTCAACGGCATGGCGGCTCACGGCTACGCGATCCGCAACAAACCGTTCGAGCTGACTGTCGGCGTCGATCGCGACGATATCGACGACGACAATTTGGGCATCTACACGCCGCTGATGAAAGAACTCGGGCAGTCCGCCGGCGAGCACCCCGACGACCTTGTTTTCAGCTTGCTGAAGCTCGGCAACAGCACGCTGTGCTACGACGGCCAGTTCTTTTTTGATACCGATCACCCGGTGATCAATTCGAACGGCGTGGTCGAGTCGCAGTCGAACTGGGACAACAACGGCGGCAGCGGTACGCCCTGGTATCTGCTCGACACAAGCCGCGCACTGAAGCCGATCATCTACCAGGAACGGAAGAAGCCGCACTTCGTCTCAATGACTGCGGACACGGACGAGAATGTTTTCAACCGCAAGGAATACATCTACGGCGTCGACAGCCGCTGCAATGTCGGTTTTGGTTTCTGGCAGCAGGCGTACGGCAGCCGCGCGGTCCTCGACGAGGCCAGCTTGGTCGCGGGCTACACCGCAATGACTGCTCGCAAGGGCGATAACGGCCGGGAGCTGGGCTTCAAGCCGACGTTGCTGGTAGTGCCGCCGGCACTGAAATTCGCTGCGATGAAGCTGGTCAGTGCGACCACCCTCGCAAACGGTGCCGACAATGTCATGAGGGGACTCGTCGAGGTGCTCGACGATTCGCGCCTGGCCTAAGCCAGGTCCAGCTTAGAAGCCGTACTGACCGCGGCCCATGGCCGCGGTCAGTCTCATCAGAGGTTCCCATGTCGTCAGTCCTAGTCGTCTCAGTCCGTCAGTCGTTTCGTCGCGCCAGCTTTGAGTTCACCCGCGCGCCGCGCGAGATCCCGCTTGATCAGCTCACGGTCGAGCAGCTCGAAGCGATCGAGGGCGAGGCGCAGCTGATCGTGACCCGCGCGCCCACCCTGAAATCTGCTGCGGGATCCGCCAGCCTGGCCGACGACGCGCCGCAGGAATCCGCCGCCAAACCTGCAGCGCCTGACGCCCCGAAGGCGCCGGCAAAACGCGTCGCCAAGGCGCCGGCCAAGGCTGCTGCCAAAGCTGCTGCCAAGGCTGCCGCCAATCTCCCGAATCCCAAGGCCTGATCCGTGTACGTCAGCCCCCACCAGCTTTCCAGCCGCCCCGGCGGCAGCCTCGACCTCGCGCAGCTTTTTGAGCTGCCGCTGGAGCTCTGGGATGCCACGCTCGCCGCCGGTGACCGCACCGCATTTTCGGCGCTTGAAATCGCCGCAGCCGACGCCGCGCTCATCGCTGTCACCGAGCAGTGCGAAGCGGCGACAGGCGAGGTGAATGCGTACCTGAGCCAGCGCGGCTATCTGCTGCCCGCCGACGTCGTCAAATTTCCCGTGCTGATGGTGTGGACGCGCGCATTCGCGCTCTACCACCTGCACCCACACCGCGAGGCCCTCGACGAGGGCGTGGGCCGCATCGAGCGCGACTATCGCGACGCCCGCCGCGCCCTTTTGTTGGTAGCCGGCGGCGCGTTGAGCCTCGGCGCTGGTGACCCTCTCGCGCCAGTGAATTCAGACTCAGCCGACGCTGACGCGGGTCGGGTCCGCATCACCGCGAGGCCGCGCCTTTTTAGTCGCGGCACCCTAGGCGGCCTGTGAGTTTTCCGACCGCAGCAGTAATGGATCGCTTGGCGGCTGTCACCGCGCTCAAGTTGATCGGCGACGCAGCCGATCTGTCGACTGCGATCGCGCAGAAACCGCGTGCCGCGCCGGCCGCATTCGTTGTGCACCAGCGACACGGCGAGCCACCGATCGGCGCAAGCAACGGCGTGCTGCTGCAGAACATTCGCGTCTCAGTCCAGGTCGTTCTGTTCGTCAGCCACGCCGGCACCGCTGACACCGGATCCGCAGCTCGCAAGGCGATGGACGCATTGCAGAGCGCGGTAGACGCGCGGCTTCTCGGATGGAGCCCGGACGGCTTTGAGCGCTACCAGGGCCTGCATTTCGATACTGCGCGCGACGAGTTCTATCTCGCCAGCTGGCTGTGCAGCCAAGTGATTTATCAGACCCGCTACCGCGCGGAGGTGCGCCAGTGATGAAAGACAACCCGACCCAACCGAATACACCGCTGCCAATGCCGCGGGACGGCGGCAGCTATCGCCGCGAGGCTGACGGCAGTTTGACCTGCTTGCAGCCGCCCACGGGCTACCCGACTGCCCCTCACCCGATTACGCAGACCGATCCCGACGCCGTCGAGACGCTCGATTTAGAGGCTCAAATCCACGACGGCGGCGCGACCGCTTTGCCGCCCATCGAAACCGCACCGCGCCGGAAGTCCGGCCCCCGCAAGGAGTAATACATGCCCTTCCGCAGCTCTACTGACCGCGTCGCTTTGCTCAATATCGAAACCACCTACGGCGTCGCCGCCACGATGGCCGCGGCCAACGCAATCCGGCTGATGGACTCCTCGATTGAGCCCGTTGCGGACAAGCTGGAACGCAACCTGGACTCGCCGCATTTTGGTGGCGACCCGTTCGTGCTTGTCGGCAAACGGATCACGCTGAGCGGCACGGTGGATGTGATTGGATCCGCGACTGCGGGGCTGGCCGCGCCGCTCGGCGGGCTGTATCGCATCTGCGGCCACAGCGAGGTGCTGACGCCCGCTACCAACGCGGTTTACGCGCCGATCAGCCTGGGCCTGCCCTCCGCCACGATCGATTTTTTCATGGCCGGCATTCGTTTTCGGATGCTGGGTGTGCGCGGCTCGATGTCCTTCGCCTTCAATGTCAAGGAATACGCCAAAGCGACCGTGCAGCTGACCGGGCTGCTGGTTATCCCGCAAGACGGCGAGGCGCCCGCGTCGATCGACTGGGCGGCATTCAGCACCCCGGCTGCGATCGAGACGGAGACGTGGAACGTGCAGATCGCCGGTGTGCCCGTCTACGCACGCCAGCTGTCTCTCGCGCAGAACGCAACTTTGCCGCTTATCGAGACCAGCGAAAACCGCGAAGTGGTGCTGACTGACCGCAAGCCGACCGGCACGCTGCAGGTCGTCAAAAACGACGCGCTTGCGACTTGGAATCCTTGGGCGCTGGCAAACGCGCAATCGATCGTAGTGATCACGAACGCGATCACAAGCACCGGCGGCCGCAGTGTTTCTGCGCCGATTCGCGCTCAGTTGGAGTACCCGAAGCCTGTCGATATTGAAGGCGTCGCCGGCTTCGACATCGCATTCACCGCAGTGCCCTCGGGTGCCGGCGGCGACGAGTACTCCCTCACTTTCACCTGATCAACCGGCAATTTTTGCGCCTTTGCTCGGCCGCCTCTGGCGGCCGAGTCATGCACCGATCAATGCCCATCACCTACACGGAAAAACCATGCTCAAGCTCATCCAGATCAGCACTTTTGCCGCGGTCGTCAAGGTCCGCCTGCCGACCGAGAAAGCCGGCGTTTTCAACGAAGGCGAATTCACCGCCCGCTACAAATTCGTGTCGAGCGATCGCTTTACCGAATTTATGGACGATATCCGCGAGATCGGCGACGAGGACGAACAGGGCAATCGCCAGGTCCCGACGACGCGGCAGGTGACCGACTACCAGCTCCGCGTGCTTGAGGAAGTGCTCGAGGGCGTGGACGGAATTGGCGACGGTGACGGCACTGCGTACGACCCTGCAAAACAGCGTGAGCAGGTGCTCTCAACCCTGGCGCTGCGGGTTGCCACTTTCGACGCGTTTTTCAGCGGCTACCGCGCCGCACCGGCAAAAAACTTGAAGCGGTCGCCGAAGCGCTAAGCGGCGGCCGCAAGCAGGTTGATCGGCATGCAGTTGCGGAGCAGCTGGCCCAGTTCGGCGCACCTGCCGACGTAATCGCAAAATGGAACTCACCCCACCAATGCAGCGATATCGAGGTGCTCACGTGCAATTGGCTGGCGGTGTCGGTGTACCGGTCATGCATGTGGGCGCTGGTGATCGGGCCCGGCGCCGCGTTCTGGCAAGGGATTTCGATGGTCGAGATACGAGCTGCGCTTGCCGTGCTGCGCGTGCCGCGCAGCGAGTGGGAGGACGTGCTCGCGCGCGTCCAATGCGTCGTGGCCGCGGCTCGGCCGCTGCTCAACTCAAAGAGCTGAAGGGAGTGCGGCCACGTGGCTGAGCAGACGGTGACCCTACGGATTACGTCGGACGCTTCCGGCGCTGTGAGCGGCGTTCGCAAGGTGCGGTCGGAGTTCGACGGGATCGGGTCGACAAGCGAGCGCTCCGGACAGAAGGCCACGAGAGCCCTCGACACGACAGGGCAGGGCGCGGAGCGCGTCGGCCGGCAGTTGGCGGGCGCAAAACGTCAGGTGCTTGGGTTTGTCGGCGCGTTTATCGGCCTGCAGTCTGTCGGCGCGGTGGTGAGCGGAATCATCAGCAACACCCTCCGGCAAGAGGCAGCTTTCAAGCAGCTGGAAACGCGCGTGCGCTCGACCGGCGGCGCCGCCGGCTTTGCCGCGCCCGAGCTCGCAAGCATGGCCGCGGAGCTGCAGACGCTGACCACGTACGGCGACGAAGCGGTGATGGAGATGCAGTCGCTGCTGCTGACGTTTACGCAAATCGGCGGCAGTGAGTTTCAGCGCGCGCAGCTTGCAATCCTAGACACCGCGACGGCAATGGGCACTGACCTCAAGAGCGCCGCGCTGCAGCTCGGCAAGGCGCTGAACGATCCGATCGAAGGGCTCAGCGCGCTGGCGAGGTCCGGGATCCAATTCACGGATCAGCAAAAGGACGTGATCAAGCAGTTCGTCGAGACCGGCCGCGTGGCAGAAGCCCAAGGCGTGATCCTGGACGAGCTCCAGCGCCAGTTCGGTGGTGCGGCCGTGGCCGCGCGCGACACCCTCGGCGGCGCGCTGGCCTCGCTGAAAAACGCGCTCGGCGATCTGCTGGAAGCCAAGGGCGGATTGCCCGAAGTGCGCGGGGCGGTTGAGGCTGTTGTGCAACAGATGCAATCGCCGGAAGTCGCCGCGGGTTTTGACACGCTGGTGTCGGCTTTCGTGGGGGTCATCCCGGTGATCCTAGATGGGCTGGCCAGTGCGATAAACGCGATTGGCCGGTTCTCAGACGAGATCGCCGCAGCCATTCGCCTGGGCGTGCAGCTGGCGCCAGTTCTGCTCGCGGTGTGGGGCGCGCAGCTGCTGCGCGCGGTGCTCGCATACAGCGCGCAGCTGGTGTTCCAGGCGCAGCAGTACGTCATCAACATTGCGCTCGCGCGGACGCTCGGAATTGCTCAAGCGGCCGGCATGTTGGCGTCGCTCAAAAGCATTGGGCTGGTCACCGCCGCGCTGGGCGGGCTCGTCGCGCTGTTTGCGGGCTGGCAGATCGGCACGTGGCTGCGCGAAGAATTCGAGGTCGTGCAGATCGCCGGCAATGCGCTCGTTGCGGGGTTTTTCAACGTCTGGAACCAGATCGAATTCGGCGCCAAAGTCGCGTTCGCCGCACTGGCGTTTGCTGCGGTGGCATCGATTGATGTGATCCGCAACAAGCTGGCGGAGCTGATTGAGTCGTACGTCGATCTCGCGAATATTGACCTGCCGCTGGGCCTGCGCGCTGACTTCACATTCGGGGCGGGCCAGGCGCTGACGGGGCTGGCGTCCGAGCTGCGCAATACGGGGGCAGCTACGGCCGCCGCAGCGGGCGAGGTCGAGCGGCTGCGCGGCGAGTGGGCCCAGGCCGACGCTGCAAATATCGCGATGATGGACGACATGATGCAGGCCACCGAGGCCCAGTTTGCGCATCGCGACGCGACTGACGCCGCCGCAGACGCCACTGCAGATTTGACGGGCAAGACGGGCGCGCTGAAGGCCGGCGTTGAGAAGGCCTCGGGCGCGATCGCAACGGCCGCGCAGGACACGCAGCAGTGGGTCGCCGGCATGGGTGAGGCGGGCGGCGCACTGCAGAGCCTGGCGAGAATTCTGGACCGGCAGGCCGTCGCGCTGGGCGGCCCGGCAGTGGCGGCCGCGCAGTCGTACCGTGATCAGCTTGCGGCGATTTCGGAAATTGAGCAGCAGCTGGTGGCTGGAAACAGCTTGTCGGTCGAGGCTGTAGACGACCTGGCGAAGGCCCGCAAGCAGGCATTCGAAGAGCTTGCAAAAGACCTGCGGGAATCAGGCGAGGCTGTCGAAGAGGTCGGGCGCACTTTTGAAGACGTGCTGGCAGATCTCGCCGATACCGGCCTGAATCGATTGATCACGGATATCGAGCTTGTCGGCAACGCGCTCGACAAAGAATTGGCGCGCGGCGGGCCGCGCGTGGCTGAGCTGAAGGCCGCGCTGCGCGATCTGCACGGCACCCTCGGCCCGGGCATTGTCGAGGCCACGTCCGAAGCGCTGCGCGGCATGCAATCGCTCGCATCGCAGGGCAGCGCGTCGTTCCGCGCGATGCAAGTCGCTATCGACGCGCTGGCGCTCGTGCAGGGCATCTCCGCAGTCCTCAATCAGGGCACGGGCGACCCGTACAGCGCGCCTGTCCGAATGTCACTCATGGCCGCCGCAATTGCCCCTTTGATCGCAAACCTTGCCGGCAGCATTGGCAGTTTTGGCGGGTCGGCGGGCTTCACTGACACGGCGGCCCGCCGGCAGGAGCAGCAGGGCACTGGCAGCGTGCTGGGCGACGCCGCGGCGAAATCCGAATCGATTCTAAACGCGCTGGAAATCACAGCTGACGCGACCTCCGAGCTGGTCGGCATCAATCGCGGAATGCTGCGCGCGTTGATCGCGCTGCAGAACGGGCTTGACTCAGCAGGCGGCATGCTTGCGCGTGGCGCCGGGCAGTCGGGCTTTGCTGATCTGCCCGCGGCGACGCGTTTCGGCGATGTGTTCATGGGCGGCGCTCTGCGCTCGCTGCCGCTGGATCCACTGAATTTGCTGGGCGGCAGCTCGCGAATCACGGACCAGGGAATCGTGATCATGGGCAACATTTTAGAAGGCATCGTGCTCGGCGCTTTTCAGGAAGTCCAAAGCCGCAGCTGGCGCTTCGGCAGCCGGCGTACAAGCGAGGAAATCGTCAACGTCAGCGGCGGCCTCGAGGCGCAGTTTCAGCTCGTGATCGATTCGCTCGTCAACACCGTGCGCGAGGGTGCGCTTGCGTTGGGCCTGCTCCCCGCCGAGATTGAAGCCGCACTCGCCGCGTTTCAGCTTGAAGAGATCCGGATCAGCCTCAAGGACCTTACCGCTGAGGAGCAACAGGCGGAATTACTCGCCGTGTTCAGCTCGATTTTTGACGGGCTGGCCGGCGCGGTCGTGCCGTTCATCGCGCAGTTTCAGCGCGTGGGCGAAGGCCTCGGCGAAACTCTCGTGCGCGTCGCGACCGGCGTGCAGGTGACGCAAGAAGGCCTGCGCCGCTTGGGTTTCTCGCTCGACGAAATTGAGCCGGAGCGGTTTGCGCAGATCAGCGAAAGCCTCATCGATCTTGTCGGCGGAATCGAAGAATTCGTCAGTGGCATGCTGTCGTTCGTCGATAAATTTGCACCCGAGTCGCGCAAGTTTGAGTTGTTGCAAAGCGACCTGACGCGGGCGTTTGAGCAGTCCGGGCTGACGATCCCCGCGACGCGCCAGGGAATGTTTGAGCTGATGCAATCGCTCGACGCGACGACAGAATCCGGCCGCGAGCAGATCGCGACGCTGCTGCGCCTGGCGGACACGGCAGACGCCTACTACACGATGCTTGAGCGCGGCCAGGCCGAGGCGCAGCAGGCGCTGGAGGCGCAGGTGGCAGCGCTGCAGGATTACGCAGCGATGGTTGCGGATCTACGCGAAGAGCTGGGCTCGGCGGGCATGAGCGAGTTCGCGCTTGAAATTCGCAGCATCGGCCGCTGGACATCAGACACGATTGAGGCGCTCACCGACACCGCGCGCGCAGCGGGCATGCAGTCCGCAGCCGAGGAAGACCTCGGCCTCGTGCACCTGATCGCCGCGCAGCGCGCTGCAGCCGCGATTGAACGCCTGCGGCAGTCGGCAGCGGATCTTGTCGGCGAGCTGTTCGGCACGCCGCTGGACCAGGTCACGTCGCAGATCGCTGAGATTGAAGCCGCCCAGCGTGCGAGCACCGATACGCAAATCGGCGCGATCAACGATGTTGGCGCCGCGTCGGCTGCCGTCTATCAGCAGCAGCTGGCCGCGCTGCAGGGCATTCAGGACTGGCTGGATTCGCAGCTGCTCGGTGACCTGTCGAGCCTGACGCCGGAGCAGCGGCTGGCCGAGGCCCGCCGTCAGTTCGACGCAGCCGCCACGGCAGCGGCCGGCGGCGACGTGAACGCCTTGCAGCGCATTACTCAGCTCGCCGACACGCTTCTGCGCGAGGAGCGCTCGTTCAGTGCATCGTTTACGCAGTTCGGCGATACCGAGGCTTACGTGCGTGACCGTGTCGCGCGCCTGCTCGAGTTCGCACCTGTCGCCGGCCCGGGCGCCGGAGCGCCTGGCGCGGGCTCCGTGGGCGGCTCCGTGGGCGGCAGCGCTGGCGTCTCGCCGGAGCTGCAAGCGCTCTACGATCAGCGCGACGCGATGCTCGACGATCAGCTCACTGAGCAGCGCGCGGAGATGATGCGGCAGCTCGGTTTGATGATTCGCGAGCTGATCCAGGCGACCGGCGATCCGCTGGCAGATGTGGCGGCATCGATCGGTTTAAACCTCACCGAGCTTGCGGGCGCGCTCGGCATCAATCTCGACGAACTGAGCGTCGAGACAGCCAGCAGCCTCGCCGCGATGGCTGCGCAGCTGGGCGTCGACGTGACCGAGCTCGCGCGAAATGTCGGCGTCGAACTGGGCACGCTCGCTGACCGGCAGTCGCTGCTAAATCAAGCGCTGGACGCGACCCTGGCAGGCGTGCCAGCGGACCTGCGAGAGCAGCTCGCCGGCCCGCTCGATGCCATCCGAAGCGCGACATCTGATGCCGATTCCACGCTTGCGGTCGAGGAGGCCGAGCGCGCAATTAACGCGATGCCCGCAGGTATCCGCGACTTGCTCGCGCCTTTCTTCAGCAACATTTCGCCGACGCCTATCGTCACCGAGCTCACGACGCTGCGGGACATCAACGCGACCGCCTCGCTGCAGCTCGACGCGCTGGTCGAGGTGCGGGGGCTGCTCGGGCGCATCGTCCAGAACCTGGGCGAAGCGAACACGGCCGCCGGCCTGCCCAGCTACGCGGTCGGCAGTGGGTTCGTGCCTCGCACCGGGCCGGCGCTCATCCACCAGGGCGAAATAATCCTGCCTGCAGCGGTCGCTCAATTCGCCCGCGGCAGCGGCCTCTCGATGGGCCCCGCGGCTGCAAACAGCAGCGACGCTGTAGTGCGAGAGCTGCGCGAGCTGCGCGCAGAGCAAACGCGCAGTCAGGGTGCGATTGTCGATCGCCTGGCTGCGCTGGAAACAACCCACAGGGACGGCGCAAGCCGCCTTGCCGCTGAGACACGACGCACCGGCGACCTGGTGCAGGCCCGAGGACGCTAACGATGACCGCAACTCTTTTCCCCGCTGAGTCCGACGCTTTTGCGAACCTTAGCGACAACCCGCGCATGAACGACCCGACGCGCTTGGCGACTGCGGTCGTTGCGCACGTCCAGAACGCCGCGCTCGCGATGCAGAACGAGCTGCGCAGCGCACTCGCGGCGCGGTGGGAGCAAGTTGACATGCACAGCTCATCAGTCGCTGCGTCGTCGGTGCTGACAGCCAGCGCGGCCATCAATTTGGGGACGATCACGAATGCGCCGGATGCTGTCGACTACTCGGGCCTGCATCCTGGAATCATTCGCGTCCGATCGGGCGGGACGCTGTCCGGCGGTTTCCGTCTTGCGTCTGGCGGGCTGTTCATCGGCGCGGCCGGGCTGTCGTATCGCGCAGTGTTTGCGCCGAAAACCAGCGTCGCGAACTCCACGCTGTTCCTCGGCCTGCACAACGGAACTGCGAGCACCGGCGAGCCCACAACGGGCTGCTATCTCGCAGTCACACCGGGCGGCACGGCCACCTTCAAGTGCGCGTCGGCGGGCGTTCGCACGTCCGCAGGCACCACGGCGACGCTGGTCGCCGGCGTGTGGGTCACTGTCGATATCAGCTGGGTGACAGCAAGCAGCGCGCGCTGCGTGATCCGCAACGATGGCGGCGCCGTAGTGCTTGATCAGACCGTTTCCTCCAACGTGCCGAGCAGCAGCAGCTTGCTGATCTCCGCCGCGTGGTCCGGTTTTAATTCGGCAGTCAACAGCGATATCGCCGTACTTGACTCGATCGCTTGGGGCGCTGCGCGGCCCGCGCACTGCGCGTTTCCGAGCTGACCCATGGGCCTGAACTTGCGCTGGAACGAGGACCGCCGTTGGAACGACTCGTTCAACTGGCTGGGCACGTCGTACGCCGAAGCGCGTCGCGGACTGCGAACGGTTCTTGTCGAAGTCGATGCGCCTGGCGGCCGGCGCTGGTTCAGCGACGGCCGTTTCGCGCACCTGGATTCTGGTCTTGTCGCTGAGCCCCGTATCGGCGGCGAGATTCGATTTCAGCGCCGCGCGGCGCTGGCATTCTGGGGCAGCGGTCGCGCGGTCTACGGCATCGGCAGCGTCGAGCTGATCAACGCCGACCGTGCGCTAGATGCGTGGATGTTTACCCCGCTGCGCGGTTCGATCGTTCGCGTGTATTTTGGACCGCCGGATGCGCCCATCGCAGCGATGTTGCTTGTTGCGCGCGCGGTGATCGAGCGCGTGGAAGGCGTCGGTGAATCAGCGGTTCGCCTTGTGCTCTCAGACGCAGCAGCCGAGCTCGATGTGCCAATTCAGACGGAGACGTACACGTCTGGGCCGCAGCAGGGGCGGCTGCTGCCCGTGACGCTGGGGCAGTGCAACTCCGTGCCTGCGCTGCATACAGGGGCGCCGACCCTGCGATTTGCAGTGCACGACAGCGGCGCAGCAGCCTCGCTTGGCGGATTGAGTGGCATCAGCGCTGTTTACGATAGCGGCGTGCTGCTGACGACAGGTGCGCAGTGGAGCGCGGCAAGCGTTGGCCAGGAGCACGGTTTTTTGCTGAACCAAGCCACGGCCGGTCGAATCACGGCGCTTGTTCGCGGCCCGTCGACCGAGCTTTCGCCGTTCGCGCCTGGTCGGCTGCATCGCATCGTTGAGGCGCTTCTGGTGCTTCGTAGGGGCTGGTCGATTTCGCGTCTAAATTTTGCCGGCCTCTTGTCGCTGCATTTTGAGTCGCAGGCGCTGCTCGGTCGATTTGTCGACTCGTCGTTGACGTACTCGCAGCTGCTGACAGAGATCGCAGACAGCCTGAGCGCCTGGTGGTGGATTGCCCCCGACGGCGTTTTCCATCTGGCGCGCTGGCGCGTGCCCAGCGGCAGCCCGGTGATGACGATCGACAGCAACTCGATCGAGGGCGAAGTGCAACCCGAATTCGACGCGGCCCCGGGGCTTGCGGACGCTGTTCTCACGTCCCGAAACTGGCACCAGCACGCACCTAGCGAGCTGGCTGGTAGCGTGCGCGACACCGACTTCGGCGCTGCACTGAGTCGCGCATATCGATTTGCGACGCTCTTCGTTGTCGACGACGAATACTCCAGCGCTCGCGGCGGGCTGGGGACAGACCGCCTCGACACCCGCAGCGGATCCGGCGACGTCAGCCGTCCAGCGGCGGACGCTGGAATGCCGACGCTGCTGCAATCCGGCGCAAACGAAGCCGCGTACCGCGCGACGCTCTACTCCGAGCCGCGGTGGTTTTGGAGGCTCACCGTGCTGCTGGATGCGGACGCTGCAGTGACGCTGCAGCCGGGCGACGTGGTGCTGCTAAAAGTCGACGCGTTTGGCCTCGAGGCTGGCCAGCTGCTGTGTGTCGCTGACGTCCAGGGCACCTTGGGCGAGGGGCGCGTGCAGCTGCTGCTGTGGGGCAGCAGGCCCGCTGACAAGGCGAAAGAATGAGCGCGATCGCGTACCAGGATTTTGTGCAAGACGGCCGCTGGGTGCCCGGATCGGGCACCAGCCCGCTGGCCCTTGATCTGTCACCTCTTGACAACGCGCTGACCCCGCAGCTCGGCGTGCGATGGGAAGCCGAGCACGGTCTGGCTCAGCGCGTCATTGAGCGCGAGTTCGCGTCGCCTACAACCCCCGTTGACCTGGTCGCGCTGCTGGACGTGCGCTACGAGGGCGCTCTGAGCATCAGCCTCGTCTACGGGCCGGGACGGGTCGTAATCGAGCCGTCGACGCCGATCATTGAATATGCGAGCAGCGATTTCACCGTCAACGCGTTTTTTCTGCTGCCGGCGCGGATCGTGACAAGCCGGATTGGCTTCCTTTTTTCCGGTGCGCACAAAGACGTCTACTCCGTCGGTCGGATCTGGGCCGGTCCTGTTTTCGTCCCGCCTCAGGGTCTTCAGCGGGACTGGAAGACCGGCGTCGTCGATGCGGGCGAGATGGTCGTCAGCCCTGGCAGGCAGGGCTACAGCAAGGTCCGGGACCGCACTCGGCGCTTGTCGATGCGCTTCTCGCACGTCGATTTTGCCCAGGCGTTTGGTGTGCAGGACAACTCGACATTTGATTTTCAGCAGCTGTCGTTTCGAATCGGCGCGACTGATCCTGTGATTGTCCTGCCGCGCACGCGCAAGGCAAACGGCGACGTCGACGTGCATGCGATTCACAGGGTTGGAATGTACTGCCACCTCCTGAGGCCGCTGAAAATCGCCCCTTCTGGCGGCGGCTATTTTTCCGCGGCGCTTGAAGCCGATGAGCTTTTGTGAAAGGGATTGTATGACCGCGATCGCATATCAAGATTGGATGCAAGGCGGCAGCTGGTCGGCGCCCTTCGGCAGCTCTTTGCTGCTGGATATCTCACCGCTGGACAACCTTGTGGGCCCGCAGCTGGGCCTGCCCTGGGCCGCCAGCCATGGGCTGGCCGATCGGGTGCTTGTGCGTCAGCTGGCGTCCGCGACATCGCCTGTGGACGTCGTCGCGCTGCTCGACGTGCGCTCCAGCAGCACTCTCTCAGTGCGGATCGCGCACGGCCCCGATATTGAGATCACGCCGTCAACGCCGGTTCTTGAATACGCAACGAGCGAGTTCACGGTGAATCTCTTTTTCCTCCTGCCGGCGCGAATTGTAACAAACGCGCTTGCGTTCAGATTTGGCTCCGTCGCTGGCTCGACGTACAGCGTCGGTCGGATCTGGGCCGGGCCGCTGTTTGTCCCGCCGCAGTCGATCCACCTGGACTGGAACCCCGATGTAGTCGATCCGGGCTACGTCAAGCGCAGCCGCGGCAAGCAGGGCCACAGCCGAGTCCGCAGACGCACCCGACGACTTTCTCTGGCGTTCCAGCAGATCCCCTTTGACCTGGCGTTTGGTGTCCCGAGCAACGCGCTCTTTGATTTCCAGCAGCTCGGGTACCGGCTCGGGACAACGCAACCGGCGATCGTGCTGCCGCGGACGAGGCAAGCCGACGGCGCGCTCGATCTGCAGGCGATCCACCGGCTCGGGATGTACTGCCACCTGACGCAGCCGATCGACCTTGAGCACACTGGCGGCAATTTCTTCTCGGCAACGCTTGAGGCCGCCGAGCTGCTGTAGCGAGCACCGCGCGACCTCTCGCCGACCCTCTCAGCCCCGCGCCGACCCGTCCGATACCCGCATCGGGTTGCAGCATAGGAAACGTCCTTCCCGCCCCGGTAATTTTTCAGCCAAGCATTTATCGCGCGTTTGGCCGTCGATTTATCGCGCGCCGCTACAGCAACACCGACCGCGCCGAC